TCTTCGTCTTCGTCTTCGTCAGAACCAAAGAATGAAGCAGCAGTTTCAGCAGGGATAGCAATCTTTGCAAGTACTGCAAATGATCCATCTTCGTATTGAACCAATACTGTACCGTTTTCGAGTTCTACCTGTGAAACGATTTTCAATTCCTTTTGTGTAGCTTTCTTTTTAGCCATAATTGTAAAAATTAAATTGTTTATATAAATGTTAATTAAATATGTTGAATATCCTAATTGAAGGAATCCCTAAATTCAATGTTATATTGAAAACCTCTATCTAGTGGAGTATTTTTCAATGCCTATATGATTTTTGGTTTATAAATAATATCTTAACCTGAGTATCATCTTGTGTATAAGAACCATACCCTGGTATTCCCCATTTTGAACATTCTTTTAATAGGTAAGGATGTCTATCAGATACTTTATGTTTACCTCCATATACTAATCTTTTTGGAAATATATAGAACTTACCTTCTACTACAGAGTATATGTAATTATATCCATATTTTAATTTATAATCTTGTAAAGGTACAAAACCTTGAAACTCTAGTTCCTTTATTAAATACTTAGGCTTAATATAAGGTATTGGTTTATCCTGGGTAACATTAGTCCTATATCTTTCCATAAACTCTAATGAAGGTATATTATATAACTTCTGTACTTGCCTAAACATCCTATGGTGAAAGGGTATATTATAATATTTCATTATTATAAAAGCTCCTCTCCATTCCCTGTAAGAATATTTATCCTTATATTTATCGAAGTCTAATTTTTCTTCTTTGCTTAGGCGTGAATATCTCCTGTGCGATAGAATCTCTGACTTTGTTATATTGATTCCGCAGATAATATCTGCTAAATCCCGAGTAATTGTAGCCATAATTTTGAAGTTTATAGTATCTGTTAAACTCAACTCTATTCATCCTTTCGGCAGCTTTACATAATCTAGTTATATACTTCCTTCTACGATGAGTATCTCTTTTATCTTCGGGAGGATAGGCCCATTTCTTTACATGAACTATCCTATCACCTAAGTAGAAGGAGTTATATTGATATTTGCCCCATTTGAGATAGGTAATACCTTGTTTGATTAATCTTTTGCCACTAATTATATGAATTTTAGTTAAAACCTTTGGTCCAAATGAGTATACTACTACATGCTTTATATGTAGCCTTGATAAGTATGGGATTGGAGTTATGAATTTGGGATATAAACTTCTTTGAGTATATCTCTTACTCTCTTTCTTAATAGGTCTATAGGTCCATATATAATACCTATCTTTCCATACTATATGAGGATCTCTGGCTAATTTAACCATTTTTCTTTAATTCTCTTAAACAAGCTCTATGCCAAAGGCTAATTGATTTTTCCTTGGCATCCGGGAACTTTTTTAATACTCTTCTAGTAATTCTATCTAAGGATAAACCCTTTTCAGTTAATTCAAATGTATAAGACTTCTTAGTACCCTTGAATAATGAGAATTTATCTCTTTCTCTTGCTGGTTTTTTCTCCTTGGATCTTTTTATACCGGGTACTCTTCTTATTTTGGGTTTTCCATTCTCGTCTTCGTCTCCGAGAAACCCAAGCCTTAACCTTGAAGATCTTAATGGGTCATCTTTTGCATAACCAGCTTCAGATAATTGATTATCCATCCAATTATCGTATTTATCGATTAAGGTAGGATCTGGAGTATTATCTGTCCTATTAATATAATTTAGTAGGAATCCTATAGAATTACCTGTAGCATCTGGGAAAGGCATTCCTAAAGCAATAGCCTTTCTTTTAATGTCCCTATAAGTGTCATGAGTGCAAGCATCTCTTAAGAATGATACCTTCGGACTGTTTTGTTTTTTGTTCCTTGCCATACTGACTATTTATAAAATTAATAATTATTTTATTTGATTGCAAATATACTACATTTATTTTATATATGCAAATAATATATTAAATTATTTACTAAATGCTGAGGATAGGGTAGTGGAAGCATCTATCCTCTAGCATTTTTAAGTTTCTTATGTGCTTTTTTAAGTATACTTACATCAAAATCAAGGTTATTTATATTATTGTAGTTGATAGCTGATTCTACTGCTAATCTATAATCAGGCCAGAATTTTAATCCAAGCCTAACTTGAGAAGTTTTGATTCTATAATTAGCTACCATAAAACCAAAGCTATCTGCATGGTCTTTTTCTTTGAATACATAGATGTAGAACTTATTCATCTCTTTCAAAAGCTCTTCGGATTTTCTAACTGGAATTACTTTATAACCGTCTTTATATAAAGTATCTGATATTAAACAAATCCAATATTGGTCTTCGGTATACTTTCTTCTTGCCTTACACTTAAACCTTTCTTCGATTCTTTCAAGTAACCAGTTAGGCATTTTCTTATGATCCAATAGATACTTAATATATATCTTATGTTTCTTATTTACCCTACGTTTATAAGCAGAGGGTCTCTGTAACATTTTAGGTAATATTCTAAAATTATTCCATCTATCAAACTCTAGAATTAACTCTAGAGTATCAAGGTCCCATCCATTATCAGATTCCTTTAATCTACCAATGTTCTTAGTAATTAATTTTTCTGATACTGGGTTTAGTAGGTTAACTGAAAGGCCCGTGTATAAACGGGCTTCTTTAACAGTTTTACGATCACATATACAGGCAGTTATATATTCCTTAAAATCTTCTGTACATGGCCCATCCCATCTGAATAGATCATCATGTTTTTGTAAAAATCCACTAAACATTTTTAGGAATATCTCTGCCCTCTCTTTTATTTCAAGGTACTTATAGTGAGATAGTTTCATCATCTCTCCTACTTCCCATGAAGATTTACCTGTACCTAAAGTTAAATACAAGGAATTCTGCTCATTAGGTAATAACCAACTCCAAGCTTTATTAGTTCTATCATCCATAACTTTAATATTGTTTCTTATCCATTATTTGATCTATACCATCTTGAGTAATATTATCTGGATCATGTTCTAGATTAGTAGCCTGTATAACATCTGGATCATAATGAAGATATACGCTATAGAGTATATTATCAAAAGGTAATGTTAACTTCATGGTACCATTTAGTACGAATGTTTCAACTGTTACTTGTTTATTTAGATAATCTACTCTTTTAACTGTAGCCTCTACTCCCTCATAAGGATATCCTTTTAGATGTATATAATCACCAGGCTTAATGTTTACCAAATCATCTAAAGAATATTTCTTATTCTCATTAGCTATCTTTATAAACCTTCTTACCTCAGATCTATCTACCATAGCTATAAGAGAAAAATCATCCCAGTCTTCGGCATTATCTATCCTAACTCTCTTTTTCCTACTATGTAAAGTTTCAGTATCTCTAAGCCATGAATGAATGCCAGGTATCTTTTTCCTTAGTTTATTCATAAAAGTTCTAGAATAAGCTAATTCCCTGGGCATTCTCATAAAACCATAATTAAAAAGAACTGGCTCCTCAGTAAAGATCATCTTACCTTTTATAGTTTTTCGTAGGATATTAACTGTAGGTATGATAGCTTTTATTCTTTTATAATGATATTTCTTTAATTGATCGTTAGTACCTTTCCAGGATTTCTTTTCTAAGTAGAAAAGGCAATAAACATATTTAGTAGGATCTCTTTCCATAGGAGTAGTAATATTTATCTATTTTTAACTATCATTTTAGCTAACTTATGTACTCTTTTATAGGATACTTTACTTAGAACAGCACTTGCCATGAAGATATACAGGTTTAGCTCATCACCTATATTAAAAACCATATATCTAGTATCTTTTACAAAAGGTATAAATTCTTTGGCTAAATCCTCTCCTACTGCCATGAAGAATTCATTAGATGGCATTGAATTATATCTCATTATTAGGATAGGTACTTTTGCAGATCGAAGAGCATCATTAGTAGCCTGATTCCAGAATTTTTCTACTTCACTACCTTTAGTACCTAATAAGATATGTTCAAATTTAATATCCTTATAACATTTACATTCTACAGATATTTTACACCTATGAGCATGACGTTCATCTGTACACATAACATCTGAAGCTAGATCACGGCTTTGGTGATTTGCTCCACTATAAGGAGTTCTACCAAATTTATAACCGGTCCAGTCACTCATCCATTTAGCAACTGTTCTCTCAAATTTATTACCTTTTCTCTTAGAGTTAACCATATTTGTATTGTATATTATATTTATATACCTTTATAGTACTTGTACTGTACTAACTCCACCTTGTTTTTTAACTTGCAAGGTTTTACAATTTGATAAAGGTAATGAATCCTGATGGGTGATTAAGAATAGGGTTTTGTCTTCATAAATGTTATTAATAAGAGATACTACTAAATCTATATTCTCATGATCTAAGGATTCAAATACTTCATCTAAGAAAGCTATATTTATACCTTTACTAGCTGTAAGAGATTCATTCATAGCAAAAGCCATAGCAACATTTGCTAATTGTTTCTCTCCACCAGATAGCTCATCGTAATCTATTACTATATCTCCTCTTTCGATTAAAGTTATAAAATCCTTTTTAGTAGATCCCAGGTCTATATCGAAAGAAATTCTAAATCCTAAAACTTTTGAATAATTCTCTAAGGTCTTATTTAATAGGTCAAGGCTTGAATTAAATAAATAAGCTTTGATACCTTTGTTTGATAAAGGATCTTCTATTAACCATTCAACATCTTCCAGCTGTTTGTTTGCTTTCTTTAGCTTAGCTTCTATATGCTTAAGCTTTTCTTTCATTTCTAGAGCTTTCTTTTTATATTTCGGAGATAATATATGGAGTTTTTCTTTCTTTAATTCTTTGATTTGGTCCTTTATATCCTCTATTCTACGATTTAAGTCTTTTTTATTACTTTTATCTCGATATAGATTTGCCCTATCCCTTTCATATTTAGAAATTTTATCCTTTAAGCTATATTTCTTATCAGAATAAATATCTATTGCCTTAAAGGATTCCTTTATTATCTTCATCTTAGATAAAGCTTTATCAGCATTACCTTTCTCAAGTAATCTTATTACTTTATCTATAACATCTATTACAGGTATATCTGAAAGATTTTTGGCTTTCTCTAGTTTAGTGTTTACTTTTGTTAGGTTTTCTTTTAGCTTATTTATTTTATCTTCTGCCTTTTCTATACCTTGTTCAGGATCACCTATTTTAGAAAGCTGTTCTTCTAATTTAGTCTTATTAGCCTTTAAGTTTCTTTTCTTATCTTTTATATCAGACTTAAAAGAATCTTCTCTTTCTTTGAGGTCATAATATGTTTCTCTAGTACTTTCAAATTCATTATTAAATGATTTATACTCGTGTTCTATATCATTTACTTGCATTTTAACATCATTCCTCATTTTAACTGCCATATCTTTAGCAATATTGAGAAAATTGAGATTAAATACTTCCTCAAACAATTTCTTCTTATCCGAGTTAGATTCTTGTATAAGCCTCTGTATACCTTGTCCAAACATTATAGAGTTTAGGAACAATTTATATGATAAGCCTATTTCATTTACTATATACTCTTGGAGTTTAGCCTTACCTTTTATATCTATAAAGTCTACATCTTTCTGTACAATAAGTCTATCTTTACCTTTAGCTCCATCTTCTAAACATTGGGTGTAATTTTGACATCGAGTGATTACATAGGTACTATCACCTTTTTGGAAAGTTACCTCTACCCTTGTTCCATTATAATCTTTAGATCTGATTTCTTTCCAAGTATTTACTTCTGAATTACCCTTTAGAGTTTTACCATATAAACACCAAACAAGGGCAGAGAATATTGTTGATTTTCCTTGCCCGTTTGAAGCCTTAACTAATACCGTTTGCTTCTCATTCAAACTTATATAACTTTGTCCTTCATATGAACAAAAGCCGTTTATCATCAATCCAATAAATGTTATCATTGTTCCTCGGATTTATTTAAGATGTTAATTAAAAGATTTTCTCTATTCTTATCTTTTATACCAGTAGTCCTCATATAACGTTTAGCTAGACGTTTTTTAGATAACTGCTTAGTAATTTTATGTTCTACTATCTTTTCTACTCTAGATTGTTTTGGGATAACTGTATAGTAGTTACCATCATCCTTTACTTCTTCATCTGATTCTACATCAATGAACTTTGGGAAGTTATCTAAGGGTATAAACTTTAATGATAGGTCTTCGTATAACTCCCAGTAACCCATCTCACAATTTTTATCAGTTCTACGTTGTTGTATGGGAGCTCCTACCATATATACCTTCTTAGCCAATCTCTGGTGTTTATGTATATGACCACATAATACTAAATCAAACTTATTCAGGGTATTTATGTTAATATTCTCTACAGAATCTATACGTCTACCGTCTGTATCTGTAGCACCTGGATAATCAGTATGCAATAATAAGATATTCTTGCTATCATCATCTAATTTCAATTTAGAGATATATTCACATAAACCTACATTGTGATCTATGTAAGGTATACCATGTACAGTAATATTTAGCCCTATATCTATAGATTCTTTATTTAAGATCTTAAATCCCCATTCTGAAGGACCAAATCCTTCAAAACAATCCAAGATAGATTTAGTTAGATTATCTATCTTATTTACTGAAGGTAGTTCATGGTTTCCACTTATTGCATAACATCTAAACCTTGGGTATTTAGAATAACATTCTTTCTGCCATTGAGTAAACCTTACGAGTAGTGAAGTATCTAATACGTTTGGTTTATGAAACATATCCCCACAAAATAAAGCAGGGACCTTTAACTTATTACATTTTTCAGCTATTAATGAGAGAACCTTGAAACCATTCTCAGTTCTCTCATTATTTTCGTTAAACTTTGCCCATTGATTCAGGTGTAAATCTGAAAAGACTAAAGCTACTATTTTCTTAGATTTTGTCATAAATGAAATTCATTATATATTCAGATCTAATCTCTAATTTAGGTTCTTTAACTATCATGATTCTAGTTTCTCCATGTATAGTATCAAGTTTCCATATCTCAACTCCTTCCTTAGATTGAGTACTAGGTCTATACCAATGATTGTTGACTACATGTACTTCTCTAATAAATTGAGCTTTCCAATATTTAATCACTGCTTTCATTATAGAAGATATTTCACATTGGAAAAATCCATTGGTGATTCTCTTTTTATTATCTTCTACTATCCAGTTACCTATAAGCTCTGGAGTAAAATCTAACAGTATGAGATGTGAACAATGTTGAGCGGTAAACATTTTACATAAATCCATAAAATGTTTTACCTCACACTCGGGGATTTTATCTGCTTGCTTATATATAAAATAAGAAGCTACATCCAAAAAGCTACGATCACTTATAAAGGATTCTTCATCTTGGAAACGTTTCTTCCTTAGATTTAATACTTGGAAGTCTTCCATGTACAAAGTTTTAGGATCTTTAGCTAACATCTCCTGATGAGTTTGTTCTTTTGTCTTAGGTAATAAATCAGATACTGAACCAGATATGAAGTTTATATCAGCTACGTTACCTATCCTTTCAGCTAAAGTAGTCTTACCTATACCAGAAGGACCTGCAAACATTATCTTATTCTTTTTTTCCATAAGTTCTTTCTATTTGTTTATTGAAGTTATCTATGAATAGTTTTGAATAGAATGATCCAAGACTATATTCGTTAACTACTCTTTCTAAAGCTTTTACTTTGATTTTACCTTCTTTAGGAATTCTCATAGGTAAAGTCTTTATAGGATGATGATTGATAAACCATCTTAAGTCAATCATCTTCTTATTCCTATCGTAGACTTCTTTCATCTTCTTATGATCTTCATCTCCTTTAAGATAGGTGTCAGATTCTAAGTAGTTTTCGATACAGGTATAATCATCTAAGAATTTCCTTGCCTTCTTTTCTCCAATACCTGGGTAGCCTGGGATATCATCTGATTTATCTCCAACTAAGCAAAGCCAATCAACACACTCCTTTGCAGAATAACCATTTATTACTTTGCAATTAGAATCATATATTAGTTGATCTTTACGCACATTAAAAATCATCGTAGTTTGCTTTACAAGCAGTTGATTAAAATCTTTATCAGCAGTAATCAATATTCTTCTAGATTTCTTAGGAGCCCACTTGATAGCTAGATGTGCAAGGAAGTCATCTCCCTCATAGTTATATTCCTTATTCTTATCATATACGTATTTAATACATAGGATCCTTAATAACTTCTGTATTACCTTCTTTTGACTATGTAAAGATTCATAATCCATAGATATGTTCTTTCTATGAGCCTTATAAGTAGGTATGATCTCAGTACGATATTTTGAATGACCATTATCAAATACTACTACTACATCGTCTGGTCTAAATCTATATAGATATGTCTGTAAAGACTTAAAGAATCCAAAGATTGCTCCACTTGGTTTACCATCTACTGATTTGAAATTCATAAACTTATGGTAAGATTGATGGAGAAGTCCCTCTCCATCAACCAATACTATAGTCTTACGATTAATATTACGCCTCTTCTTCTTCATAGTCATCATCCTCCTCATAATCTCCTGATATACCTTCTACAGGGTATAAGTTTTTATCTATGCTTTCTAGTAACTTTTTAGTAGTTCCTAAAGTGTTTATACCTTCTTTTCTTATTAACTTTCTACGAAGATCATCGTCGTCTTCTAATAAAGCCTTAAACTTCTCTGCTCCTCTGCATAAAGTTTTACCTTTATAAGTGAATGTACCAGAGTGAGATTTCTCTACTATACCATCTTCTACTAGAAGTTCATCTAAGAAATGTAAACGATCAAAACCTACTTCATCTACATATTTAGGATTATTATATAAAGGTGAAGCCTTTAACGTAGGTCCGGGAGGAGCAACTTTATTTTTAATGGTTCTTATTGAAGTTACTCTACCTATTTTTCTTTCCTTACCTTTTATCTTTTTAGTAATCTGTTTACCTCCATATAAACCTATTCTTAATGAAGCATAGAATCTTAAAGCTTGTCCTCCTGGTGTAGTATCAGGATTTTCAAACATACCTGCTTTAAGATTCTTTCTTAACTGATTGATATAAACCTGGGTTATTCCTAAGGAATATAACATTTCATTACGTATACGGAAGAATTTATATATTGCCTTAGCTCTATTACCCATATCAGCAGAAGCATTATCCATTTCTGAATCTATATTAGCGTCTGTATCTAAAGCTGATACTGAATCTAATATTAATAGGATAGGTTCATTATGAGTTAACTGAGATCTCCAATATAAAGATTGAGCAGCTATCCAGTCAGAAATTTTTTCAATAGAAGTATTTCTATATACTACGATCTTAGATAAGTCTAAGCCGTTAGATTCTGCCCAGGAATTAGTAAATACTTGTTCAGCATCTACCCATAAAACTACTCCACCTAAATATTGAGCACAATATGCAAAATCATAAGCCATTAGAGTTTTACCTGAAGATTCTTCTCCGAATAGTTCCATAATTTTACCGTAAGGGATTCCTCCACCAGTAATCTTATTAAAAGCTAAGAATCTTGAAGGTAGCCATGGAGATTTGGATTCATCTACTTCGGCCGGTACATATTGACCTGCAAATTTCTTTTGTAATTCTCGTAGAGAAGGTATCTTTATTTTCTTTCTCCCTGCCATAGTGTATTATTTATAAACAAAATAGGGAAACAGCTACCGATTAAAATAACTATCTCCCTATCAATTAAACATTATAAACTAACTCTCATATTAGATATCGCCATGGCGACTCTTTTTCTTCTTTTTCTTATCCTTAGATGACTTCTTTTTCTTCTTTGGAGTATCATCATCGTCATCGTCATCATCCGGAGTATTATTTAAGAACTTATTAAGTTCTTCCTCAAGCTCTTCGTAAGACTTAACTTGAGATTTTACCATACTCATCAAATCTACAGGTTCAAGAAGTTTCTTATCTACCTTAGTAGGTTTACAGTTACGAACTGAATATGATGTATCGAATCTACCTGAACCAGAACGATCAATCTTAATATCATAACCATTCTTAGGATCAGTCATATCTCCAGCTTCATCTTCATCGAGGAAAAGTTCGATAATATCTTGGTATACAGATGCAGGTATCATAATTGATCTTGGTTTACGATCGTAATCCAATTCTTTACCCTTTTCATCTTTATATACCAATCCGGCAATTACATACCTACGTGAAGGAACCATTTTCTTGGCTAACTTCTTATCATCTTCATCTTTTGAATCCTTCAACTCTTTGTACTTCTCCATAATCGGACAAGGTTCATCAAATGAAGCTGGAGATATAACAGAATGATCACCTAAGTAGAATCTAATAACTTCGATTCCAATTTCCTCATTAGGACCAGCACTTACGATTCTTACTCGTGTAGTACCATTACCGGGGAATACAAAACCATTTCCTGATCCCTTTTCAGCTAGTTTCTTTTTTCTAGCTAACATCTTCTCTCTGGTAGTTTGACCAGAAGAGGATAATTTCTTTTTCTCTTTTTTCATCTTACTTATTTGGATTGTTTTCTGTAAATAATATCTCATTTAATGATAAGATAGTAAACTTATAGTCTTCTAATTCTCCTACAAGTTTTGGATCAAAGTTAACTTCTTTACCAGCATATTTTCCGTATGTAACTACCTTTCCTACTCTGATAAGATCATGGTAGGTTTTATACTCTTCGGTTATCTCTCCAATAGATATGATAACTCCTTTGTTAGGTATGGTATCTTCTCCACGAGAAGATGGTAAGATTATACCACCACTAACTATTTCTTGATTATTAGGGCTTAATATAAGCACCCTGTTTTCAGTTAATCTTCCTCCAATACTTCGTATCTTATCGGAAATTTGGAAAGCTTCTACTTCGCTTGTAAATTTTAATGGAATGTACATTGTTTTAATGTTTAACGTGTTATTTTTAATCTTGTATATTCAAATAGTAAAGGCTATTGCTTTCTTAGATTTGCAGATAAAGTCCTGATCACATTCTCTCTACTTTCATAAGCTTTACATAAAGAAATGAATTGGGCGGCTTTCTCTGTCATTTTTAAGTAAGCATTGAATCTAGATATATATTTGTGATTAGTATTTGCTTTGTTAGATACATAATCATTATTCCACTGAGGATTAGCATTCTTATAAAAGTTCCATGCTTCACTATAGGCTACATCCTTTTCTTTTGCTAGTTCTTCTCTTCTACGTATATATTTATCACGAATATTGCATAAAATAAAATAACTAGACGGTATATCTCTTAACTGAGAATCTAACCTATTCTTATCTATAGATAATTCCTTTTGAATATCTATGACAATAGTTTTACCTTGATACTTAACCTTTACAGGTTTTATATTAATATCCATACTACTTTATTTTAAGTAACTGACTTTTCTTACCATCTTCATTTACCAACATAATATTACCTTGTTGATCTACATGGAATGATTTACTGTTTTTAGCAACTTCTAAAATTCCTCTGAAAGCCATGTCTTCTTTTACACCTTTGAAAGGATAATTCATCATACCCTTATATTTATCTAGTAAATTATAGATGTTATATAATCTATAGAGAGATAGTTCATCTAAACCTGCTTTATCTATTATCTGCATAAATAAAGCAAAGTATATATGCAAGGTATCTTCAAATTTAGAAGAATCTACCTCATCCATAGTTAATACAGACTTCCTATTTAATTCTTCTACTAACCATATAAGTTTATTAAGAGTTCTCTTTATCTCCTTTACTATTTGCTTATTGGATTGAACTAAATCTAAACTAGCCCATTCCATAGCTTTCTCAGCTTGCTCAAAACCTTGAGCTGCTGCTCCAGCTAATATATATGCCAGATTTAATTTCCTATTAGCCATTACTTTAGAAAAGGATGTAGTCTTATCTTCTGCCATTTGTTATAATATTTTAGTTATAAAGATATAGTTTCTGATCTATTTCCTCTTATACATTTCATACTATTCTCATGAGGTAGTAAGTTTTTACAACTTGGGCAAGGTATATACCTATGTAATAAATCTCTCATAAAATAAGTATCTTCAAGCTGATACTCAAAATTATTATCGCAATATGGACAAATCATAATAAATTTATCCAAGCTTCTTGTAGTAGGTTTCATATTCTTTGAATTGTTTCTTAAATACTTTAGGAAAATCCTTAATTGATATGTTTTTATACTTCATATATTGCTTATGAAAATCTTCTTCGTTATATTCTCCATTCAACAGCTTATTATAATCATATAAAGGTACAAAAGGTAACTCTTCAGCCATTGTTCTACCTATTTCAAAATCCATTGACATATCTACATCATTGATTTGAAAACCAAAATATTCTTTTGTCTTTGGATTCCTAAATATATTCCACATATGATATACAGTGTATATATTTATATCGTTTGGCTTAGTGTTAAAATAATTGGCATCATGTACCAAACATACAGAATCCATTTGAGGGAACTTCCTCTGTTTCATTGACCAATATAATAAGATTGACCCAAATAAACACATGTCAGAAGCAGCTGATTGACATGGAGCATTTACAGATAATCTTATAGCATAAGCTACTTCTGACCTATCTTCTGAAAATACCTGTGGTAATCTTCTTTTTCTTCCGAATAAGCTAGATATATAACCCTGGTTTTTAAGAACCCTCTCCTGATGTTTCATAAATTTCTTTATCTTAGGATGTTCAATAAAGAATTCATCTAATTGTTGTTGAGCTTCGTTAGGTGTTACTATTAAACCTGCCTTTGGATCTGATAACTTCTCAGCTAAAAGTTTAGCTTGTATACCATAGATAATACCGAAAGCAATTTGCTTAGCCTGTTTACGTCTAGTGCTCCATAATTTATGTTCTGGATGATTTTCATCATCTTTTGCTGCAAGAGCTTCTTCATAAGTTACTCCATATTTCTTTGCTGCAATAGCTAAGTGAGGATCTTGGTTTTCTGCAAAAGCCTTGAGATAAGTTTCATCTCCTGATAGGTGAGCCATGATTCTTAACTCTGCCTGTGAAAAGTCCATTGCAAAATATAAAGTACCAGGATTAGCTACTAATTGTTTCTTAATATTGGGGTCTACAGAAGTTTTAGGTATTTGCTGCATATTAGGCTCTGAAGAAGAAAGTCTACCGCTGGTAGTTCCAATTATATTGAATTTACCATGTAGTTTAGAATCATCTTGTACCTTTTCATTCCAACCTTCTATATAAGTTTTATACATTTTCTCCAATCCTCTCAACTCTAATAAAGTATCAAGGAATATTGCTTTTGGAGATTTAGGATCTTTTACAGTTAACCTTAATTCTACCAAGGCATCTTCTGCAGTAGACCTTCCTCCAGTATCAGTATATTGAGTACATTCAAAATTAAATCCTTCATATATCAAAGCAGGTAAATCTTTCTTACTGTTTAGATTTAGAGGATTTAGTAAACCTTTCTCGGTTTTAGTAGTAAATACTCCAGCTAATATGTTTTCTATTTTCTTTTCTCTACTAGCAATTTTTCTTTCACTACCCGGTATTTCTTCTAATTGAGTTATTTCATCTCTTAGTTTTTCTAAATAGGCATCTATTCTTTGCTGAATATATTTTTTAGTAAACTTCTTAACCCTTGGTAAATTATATATTACCTCATAAGCATTATTTATCTTAGGTTTATAAGTTTCTAATAACTCTTGGTTAAAGGTTCTGTCCAGATATAATCCATTCTTCTCTACCGTTTGTAATACCCTACTAGCAGGCATTATCATATTACGGAAAAGATTATACATATCTTTTTCGATAATCATATTTTCGAAGAATATGGATAATCTGAAAGTATAATCAGTATCTTGACAACCATATTGACATAGAGGTTCTAATGGTTTTTTATCCCAAGGTATCTTATCAAAACCTTTTTCACTTTCATAGTTTGAAGCCCACGGTAAATATCTTTTTACCATATCCTTCAAACCATTTGGACGTTCTTCATTAAGAACATATTTAGCTAGCATACCATCTATCAAAGTACCTCTTAGATAGATACCATATTTTTCAAATATCTGTAAATCGAATTTAGCATTCCAAGCAATTTTAACGATATGCTTATTTTCAATTACTTCATGACCAAATCTTTTTAGAGCTTTTTTCCATTTCCATGTACTTTCAGTATACTTCTTAGTTTCAAAATGATATAAGGGTATTGAACATCCAAAACCTGGCATACAAGTTACCGATAATATAGTAGGTCTAAAATCATTGTTATATATACCTTCTGCATTAGTCTCAAAGTCAATACAAGCATATTTAGTAGACTTACATAATTTTATAAGCCTATCTAAGTCTTTATATGATTTGATTATCTTATATTTAGTTCTCATTTATATTTATTGCCAAAGATTAAAATAAAAACGGGTATACCTAATATCCCTACTAAGTATACCCTACCAAATAACTAATGAGCTACAGATATTATATTTGGCTATCCACTAAATCATCTATAGATGATTTTAATAGATGCCAGTCTTTCTTGTAACAATGTAGAGAATCTATAGTATGAATAAGCATACCGGGTTTAACTCCTACTTTCTCAGCTACATATTCCATCATACACCATGCAAGATATACATCATCTCCAAAGTGTTGAACAAAATCTGAACTTCTCTGATGATAAGTGATGTTTAGTTTTCCTTCTCTAATAAAGAAACCATAATATACTGAACAAGGGATTCTCTTATTACCTTCATAATAATTACAATCACTTCCAGTAAAGATAGGGAGAACTGCTTTACGAGTATCTGGATCTGATTTAAGCAATTCTATAACTGCTTCAAGAGCTGTAAAAGTCTCTCCTTTATACTTTACAAATCTATTGATACGATCTGCATAGGTGTAATCAAATTTACCATCCTTATCAAGGAATTGTTCCCACATATCTTTTCTTTGAAGATAAGCAGTTCCTGGATTAATGGGATGACCACTAATTCTCTCTTTGAATTCCATATTTGCCCATTCATCTGCATGAGTGAAAACAAATAGATATTCTTTATCCGGTAGGTTTGTAAGGCAGTACTGTTTACAAAACTCTTCCTTTGTAATAAAATCTTCATTACCTTCGATCACTTTGTTCTGATAGGTTTTAGGTTTAACCTCTGTACCCATTTCCCAAAGATCTCGGCTCATCTCTGACATGAGCTCTCTTGCATTACTATAAATACGCATGTTTATTAATATTTAATTGTTATATTCTTTTATAGAATCAGCCTTTTCTATGGAGTTTAGCTAAATACTTCTTCTTATATTTCTTCCTCTGAGAATAAGTTATACAATTCTCGGGATATTCAATATCGTCATTTTCTATAACTAAATCCTTAGCTAATAAAGGCTTATACTTAAATAAATCTGGACGCATTACCTTGAAACTTCTAAGGAACACTTTATAACTAGAGAATTCCTTCTCAGTACCTTTCATGAACTTATCATATATTTCTTTTATTTTAGCATACCATTCAGTGGTTTTATCCATGTTCTTAGTGACCTTCTTAAAAGATTTATGACCTCCACAGTACATGAGTAATGTTTCTATATTACCATACATTTGAGTGGCAAAGATATTAATCTGTACTCTCTGATCTTTACCATAAACATATTCAGCCATCCTTTGTATTAACAAAAGATCAAACATTAACCTTTTGGTAATCTCAGAAGCTCTCAGTATCATAGTAATAACTGGTATATCTTCTGAAAATCTTTTACTAAAGGTAGCTGCTAGTAAGCATTGCTTACCATTATTATGTTTATTGTGGAAGATGAAGGATATGTTATAATTTTGATTATACCCTACAGTCTTCATCTTTATCTGAGACTTTAATAAATCTAGTTGATTGAAGTCTAGATAATTATTTAAGAGCACT